TGCAGGACGAAGTATTACCTCTCCGTGGCAGCCTATCTCTGCATGGCCTGAGCGAAGTCAGGCGGAAGGTGGCACTGTTCCAACTCTCCCGGGTTGGCAGGGCCGGTCCGTACCCTGATCGGTCAAAGGTTTTCGAGATGCTCAAACAACACCGCGTGGACATGGAAAACGAGTTCAAACCTTCTCGGAAGGCTCGTAAAGGGTTTGAGGGTTTCTGTAGGACATGGGCTCATGGTAAGGAATTACCCAACCTAGTCTGCAGTTACGGAACCTCGGGTGGGTTGACTACCCCCCGGTCCAAAGGTGGTTGGAGGAAGGGAGTTCGTTCGGCAGTTATGGACTTGTGCGCTCGTCCGTTTACTAGGGCAGAGGCTATCAGTCTCAGTGAAAAGGTGCAAGACTTCGTCAATCCCTATGTGGCCTTCGAGCCGCAGGATTGGGATAGTTCCTTAGCACATATCAATGAAAACGGGGAAGAGACAATGAGCGGCGCCTCATGTCTGTTTCAGTGGAGGCAGGCATACCAAGAGGAGCAATCTATCTGCCATTATGATTTTTATGATCTACAAAGACCCCATCTGCTAGCGATAGCAGCATGCGTGGCTCTGGTGGTGGATAGCCTCGTAGACTCTCCCGACCATCTCGATGAGGTCGGCTGTGTTGTGATCCTGGAGAAATCTGAGAAGGTTCGTCTGGTTACACCAAACCAGGACGTTGTTGCCTTCGTTGGATCACTATTCAACAGTTGGCTTTTGGGACTGCTACGGCAGGACCCCAGAGTCGACCCAAATGAGGAACCGAAGTATGAGCATCCGCGGGGTGTTGCCATACCTTCTGGGTTCGTGATTCGGTCTGTCGACCTGGTTCGAGCCTCAGACAGGATAACGGGATATGACCATCGCGGCTGCATGGTTGGGCTTCTTCGGGGGCTCAATATCCCCTTGGATTCTGTCTTTGGGCGCACGTTGCTTTTCTTTGCGAGGCCCGTCTGGGTGAAGGGCCAAGATCCCGCAGGAATTAAGTTTCGTTTTCAAACCCTTGGCCAGCCATGTATGGGCAGAGGTCCCACATGGCCAGTCTTATCGCTCCTCACACTTTGGTGTGTCTCAGCGGCAAAAGGGGTTGTGGAGCGGGTGGTCGGAGACGATGCACTATTCGCCGCAACACCCGAGGGGTCTGATGAATTCAATCGGAGGC